GTTATAGCTGTATCTAATGGTGTAATATCAAAAAACTGTTCTCCATAGTATAAAAATAAACCTTGTGAAGTTCCAATAGCTGCATATCTTTCACCATTCAAAGATGTCCAAGTATGTTGAGCACGTGCCACTCCAGGTAAAGTTTCACCTGCAATAGATAATTGATTCCAGCCACCTATTTTTTCAGGTAGTCCATATCTAAATCTAACAAAATCACCATCAACCCATTGAGATTCTCCTCCTGAATCTGTGACCATCTTGTTAAAACCAGGCTTGAAATTTAATTTTTGCAGCATATAATGCTTTATATCTTATAAATAAAGAAAATGAAAGCACGATGATAACTATAATTAATGATTTTTTTGAAGAAGAAAAACTTGAACAAGTTATAAATCACATAAAAAACAATATTTCTTTTACCCCACAGTGGAATGGTGATGGATCAAAAACAAAAGATAATTTTTATGGAAACAGGTTTCGTTTAAACAACGATGAAAACCTTCTTAATACTTTTGTAAAACAAGGTGAGAAAAAATTTAATATGAAAATAAATAAAGTGCATCATGATTGTGGTGTCGACCTAAGAAATTTAGATAGATTTCTTCCTCATATAGATGATGTTGATGATATAAAACTTAATATGCTAGTTATGTTAGATGGACCAATCGGTGTTACAACAGGAACTGTTTTTTATACAGATGGTGAATTAGATATCCATGTTGGTTTTAGACCCAATAGAGCAGTCTTGTTTCCATGTACTTACTATCATTGTGCACATCAAAGTGATATTCAAAATTTGAAAAGATACACAGCAAGTATTTTTATAACAGAATATAATTTATAAAATGAGAGATCATTTAGAAGCAGTTGTTAAATTAGATAATATAATTTCTGAATATTTTATAAATATATTAATGCCTTTTATAGAGGATAAGGCTAAAGAAAATATGGAAATTTCTAATGGCATTAATAAAGAAATAAGAAATGTAAAAGGTCATTATTTAAATGTTAAAGGAAATCCTACAGAGGTGCTTTATTGGAATTTTATAAAGAAAGAAATAGAAAGACTGTATTACTTCTACAAAGTTAAGTTTCCTAAAATGGCAAGTTCTAAACTTAATCAAATAGATTTATTAAAATATAGTGTTGGAGGAAAATATAATATACATACTGATCACTATACAAATTCTCCTAGACATTTAAGTATTATAATGAATTTAAATGATGATTATGAAGGAGGAGATTTAATTTTTACAGATCAAAATGATAATGAAATTAAAAGATTGAAACTTAATAAAGGATCTATTGTGTTTTTTCCAAGTAATTTTATGTATCCACATAGTATTCAACCTATTACGAAAGGGACAAGATATAGTATTGTTGCATGGTTAGAATAGATGAATTTAGCTTTTAATTTTAAAAATCAATTATTTTGGATTCATAATTTTTTACCACCAAATACATATAAACAAATGTATGTTGATTTAATTAAAAATAGAAATAAATTAGATTTTAAAAAAACAGGATATGGTTGGTTGGGATATAAAGAAGAAGAAGAAAACTCTACTGAAAGTTATCTTCAAGATAAAAATGAATCACATAAATTAAATAATTTTTTAAAAGAATATAACCTTCTTTTAAAACACCAACCTTTTGTAAATTTAATGAATCAAAATCCTACAAGTCACATTAGAAGAAGTAAATATGGACAACATGTGACATGGCATATAGATGGGGGAGATAATAGAAAATATGGAGCTACGTTTTATTTTAATAAAACATGGAATGAAAGTTGGGGTGGCGAGTTTATGTTTAAAAGCGATCAAGGATCGGGTTTCATACCTGTAGTAGGTAATTCTATTGTTATTGTTAAAAGTGGTTTAAGACATAAAGTTAATGCTAATTTAAAAAAAACTCACCACAGGTTTACTATTCAAACATGGCTCAATGAAAAATAAATTAATTAAAAATTTTTTCGATAAAAAAGAATTAGATTTACTTGATAAGTACACTGCTTATAAATTAAACTCAAATCAAGATTATGTAATAGATGATTATACATTTTCACCTGCATGGTATAACGATGCTTTAATGATTTCTTTTTTAGATACTAAATTATCTTTAGTAGAAAAAGAATCTAAATTTAAATTATATCCAACATATGCATATTGGAGATATTATGTATATGGCGCAGACTTAAAAAAACACACTGATAGACCTTCTTGTGAAATATCTATTACTGCATGTATTAAAAAATATGATAACTGGCCTATTGTTGTTGAAGATAAAGAATTTGAATTAAATGAAGGAGATGCTCTTTTATATTTAGGATGTGATCAAGTACATTGGAGACCTGGTATTTATAAAGGAGACGGAATGGCACAAGTTTTTCTACATTACGTAAATCAAAATGGACCTTTTACGCACCATAAATACGATGAGTTTTATAAAATAACAGGTAAAAAACAACGTGTAGGAGATTTTAAAGAATAGCATGAATTTTAGATTATATGAGTTTATTGAAACAGATAAATTTCAATTTTTAAGAATCCATAAAAATGGAAATACAAGTGTTAGTAAATGTATTCATGATGATTATGGAAAAGAAGTACGTTATACTCATCAGTTATCTAAAAAACCTAGATTTTGTGTTATAAGGGATCCTTACAAAAGATTTTTATCGGGTTTAAAATGGGATTTATGGATTAATAAAATTGATATTAAAGATGTTAATATAAAAAAATTATTTACTACAAATGAGCACCATGTAAGAAATTTACTGAGTAAAAAAATTAATCATTCAGTTTCACAAATACCTTATTTATTTAATGCTCAATGTAGTCACTATGTAGATATATCTGATCTAACTATTTTTTTAAAAATGCATTTTAAAAAAAGTCAACATCAACTTAAACTTGAAGATTTAAAAAAAGACATATCATTGCAAACTCATTTTTTAGGTAAAGAATTTGTAAAACAAAACAAATTATTTTCTGATGACACAAAAAATATTGAAAAATATTTAGATAAAGATGAAATAATGAAATATTTACATTTAGATTATTTCGTATACAACCACTTAAAACAATCTCCATTTTTATGGGAATGGCAACAAGGAAGGATCTTTTAGATGAAAGAAAAAACAGTTAATATAACTAATTTTATAGGTGTGTATGACAACTATGTTACTGAACAAGAATGCAATAAAGCTATTAAGTTATATGAAGAACAAAATAAATTTAATAACACAGTAAATAGAATAGGTGGAGAACAGGCTTCTATATTACATAAACAAGATCAACAATTTTTTGCAGCTCCTAATAATATAGATATTTGGTGGGAGTCTTTAAAACCAATGATGGTAAATTTTGATTTAGCGTGGAATCACTATCTTAAAAACACAGGAGGTGATGAAGCTTATGGAGTTCCTTTTCATTTTACAGATTTAAAAATACAAAAAACTTTACCTACAGAAGGTTATCATGTTTGGCATATTGAACATGGAAGAGGATATCAAAACGAATCTAGAGCTTTTGTATTTTCTATTTATTTAAATGATGTTGAAGAAGGTGGTGAAACAGAATTTTTACACTTTTCAAAAAGAGTACAACCAAAAACAGGTAGAATAGTTATTTGGCCAGCAGGGTTTCCATATGTACATAGAGGTAATCCTCCTCTTGCTGGTGAAAAATATATGTTAACATCTTGGATGTTGCTTAGATAATGATAAATAATTATGACTTGTTTGTAACAAGAATTTCTCATGGTAAATTACCTCTGCAACCATTATTACATAAAAAGATACTTTCTTTTATAGATAAAAATTATAAAAAAACAGAAACGCGTTCTTGTATACAAGGATTTCAATTTCATGAAGATTTTGATGGTAAAGAAAAATTAAATAATTATTTAAATAGTTTTCTAGGTAATGTTTTTAGAAGTACTATAGCGCATGGATGGCTAAATGTATTAGGAAATAATTCGTATAACATGCCTCATTATCACACTGGAAACGAAATATCTTTATCTGGAATTTTATATCTTTCTAATGGAAACAATATAAATTTTACAAAAGATGGAAAAGTATTTGAGTTACAACCAAATATTTTTGATTATTTAATTTTTCCTCATAATTTAATACATTATGTATTACCAGAAAAAAGAAATGAAAAAAGAATATCTTACGCGTTTAATTTAACGCCAATTACGTCTTTATAATATACATTATAGTTAAATAAGGCTGTAAAACTGAAGTTGCATCTCCAGTAAAGTTTGCACTCATATTGTGAGAGTGTGCATTACCTGAACCTGCATTACCTGTGTTTGATGGACCTCCTCCACTTCTATCATATCGACCACCAGAACTAGTTCCAGTTCTTCCAGGACCATTAAACTGATTAGTTCTACCATGACTATGAGAAGCAAGTTGAGGCGTTGATAAAGTTGCATTAGCTGTAGAACCTGCAACATTTCCAGTAGCCGCTACAGTATTTGCTCCACCAGTTGAAGCTAAAGCTTTGTTGTTAGATTTACTTACACAACATCTATCTTGCACATCAGGTACGTTAAAAGTACTTGAACCATCACCTGCTCCATAAGTTGTACCTATAACTGTGAATAACGCAGAATAAGTACTTCTTGAAACTGCTTGATTATTACATTCTAAGTATCCTGTTGGTACAGAAGAATCTGACCAAGGTATAATAGTTGCCGTAGGGATACCTTCAATATCAGTTAAATTAGCTCCGTCGAAATCATATTTTGTTGCTTCGTAGTTTGACATAATTTATCCTAAGTTTTAATAATATATATTACAGTTAAATATGGTTGTACAACTGAAGTTGCATCACCGGTAAAGTTCGCACTCATATTGTGAGAATGACCACTTCCACTACCAGTGCTATTTGTATTAGTTGGACCATCTGCTGCTCTTTTTCCAGGGTCAGTATTAACCCATATCCAAGAAGATCTACCTGGATAAG